CAAGTGGACCATTATTATTGGCATTGGCCGTAAGTATGCTTTGCCTGCCCTACTCGGTACGGCCGTTACTTGGCTTGTTGCTCACAACTACGGTCCTTGGGCTGATGTCGTTTGTGCTGTTAGCGAAGCACTTTTACTCGTAACACCGGAGTGTAACTAATGGATCCCATTATAGGAGCGGCGTTAATAGGCGGCGCGGTTAGCGGGTTTGGAGCATATAGAGCTAATCGTGAAAATAGAGCTACTTCAGCCCGACAAATGGCCTTTCAAGAACGTATGTCTAATACGGCCTACCAACGAAGTATGGCCGATATGCGTAAAGCAGGCCTAAACCCCATATTAGCAGCAAAACTAGGTGGAGCTTCGACCCCGCAAGGCGCGAGCTACACCGGTCAAAATATAGGATCAGCTGCTGTTCAGGGATATCAATCAGTGTCATCAGCACAACAAGCGCAAGCGCAAGCAAGGTTATCAGACCAGAAAGTTTGGGAGTCGAAAGCCCAAACCAGAAAACTTCGTTGGGAAGGTTCTGTGTCTAAAGAGAAAATGTTCCAGATTAGGCAAATGACCAAAAAGGTAAAACAAGAGATAAATATAGCGGCGACAATGCATAGGGAACGTTGGGAAAGATTATTCAGTACAATGGGACCCGACAATGTAATAGCAAGTGTTGTTGCTAATCTTCAAGATGTGCCTATGAGGGAAATATTAAAAGGTACGTACGGCGGTGAGAAAGATGCGTTAATTCGAATGATGACCGAGTTGCAAGGTTATAAGTCCACCATCCGAAGAGAATTAGTTGGTGGCGGACAAGTAGCAGAAGAAACCATCAAAGCGATAAGTAACGATATAATGAGCGTTTTAAGGAGTATCCAATGAGCAAGGTAGTAAAATTCAGAACACCGTATGGAGACCGAACCAGAAAAGGGTTCGAAACAACAGGCGAAAGCCTTACCCAACAATCACACGCGGCGGCTGCCGACGTACGTAATATAATTAAGCAATATGACCGTACTGGTCTAATTGCCAATGTAAATAAAGGAATAGCGCAATATGGCGATTATTCGGAAATCAATGAATATGCAGAGGCTCTTAACATGGTTCGTGAAGCGAACGAAGCCTTTGCGGAAATTCCGTCTCACATTCGGGAACAATTCAACAATAATGCTGGACTATTTTTCGAGTTTGCGACCAATCCGAAAAATAAGGAAGAAATGATCAAAATGGGGCTTGCAGAGGCCCCAGAAACGGTTCGGGAGGAACCGGCAAAAAGCGAAACCGCACCTCCCACTCCTCCTGTAGAGGGGGAGTAAGGTTTCGCGGGCACAGTTACCTGTTTAATGTTAACTGTGCCCACTGACACCCAAAGGAGGTTAAGGTGTGGAACGTGAACTATAAAGTCGTCCAGGCGAAAAAATCTGGCGACAGGACAAACTGGATAAACGTCGGTATGGCGTTTAAACGAGAAGATAAGTTCAGTATGAAGCTGGACACCTACCCGATACCAAACGAAAAAGGGGAAGTTTGGTTACAGTTATACGAAAGGATGGAAGATGAGATACAGAAAGAAAATGCAAAAGAGCCAGAGCAAAAAGATGTTCACAAAAAGAGCTATGGCGGTTCAGCCTCGTAACTTTGCTAAGCCAATGCGGGGCGGCATAAGGCTATAATATGACATGCTACCACCCGCTACTCGCCTTTAAATGCGACGGCAAAGTGGTATTTAATAAGCCCTTTGCGTATGCAAAGGGCTTTAATTTGCCTTGCGGACAATGTTGGGGCTGCCGCCTCCAACACAGTCGTGAATGGGCTATCAGATGTATGCACGAAGCACAAATGCACGAACACAATTGCTTCATAACCTTAACAATAAACCCAGAGACCCTAGAAAAGCGCCCTAGGCCTTGGTCTCTGGAAATCACAGAGTTTCAGTTATTTCTGAAACGTCTCCGCAAAAAAATAGGTAAAGACATAAAATTTTTTCATTGCGGCGAATACGGTGATGAAAACAAACGCCCCCACTATCATGCAATAATATTCGGGTATGACTTTCCAGATAAACAACTATGGGAAAGAAAACTAGGTAACGAATTATATATATCACCCGAATTAGAAAACCTATGGCCGCATGGATATCATAGGATTGGGGCGTGCACATATCAATCAGCTCACTATGTGGCTAGATATATAATGAAAAGCGCGAAAGGGGAGGGTTCCCCTGAGCAATATATAAACCCAGAAACAGGAGAGGTCGAGTACGACCTCGATAATCAATACGCGACTATGTCGCGTGGAAATAAACATAAACCCCACAATGGAATTGGTAATCAATGGTATTGGAAATACGGTTGGACAGATGCTCACCGTCACGATTACATCGTACACGATGGGTTAAAAATGAAAGTACCAAGGTACTATGACAAAGAATTAGAAAAATACGATCCTGAATACTATCAGGAGTTAAAAAACAAACGAAAAGCGGAAGCGCCAGAAACAATTATAGAATATAATAAAGCTATGGATCAGCTATGGGTGTCAGAGGAAATAAAAATAAAAAAATTAGAAAGGCTGATCCGAAACCTGTAAAAAACTATTGACGTCTAATGTATATTATGCGTAAGATTCTCCCGCAATATAATTTCATGGGAGATGGAAATGCAGAAAGTTTATTACGCAGTATATGACAGAAAAGCAGAGATGTATTCACAACCTTTTCTAGAAATCAAAGATGGAACCGCTATTAGAGCGGTCCAAGACATAGTGATTAACAACAAGGATCACGCATTCGCAAAGCACCCTAGCGACTTTTCGCTTCATAGATTGGGTAGCTTTGACGAAACAACCGGAATTATTACCGGTCAGGAAAAACCAAACAAAATTATCGAAATGGAAACATTAGGAGACTAAAATGCTCGGTGGACCTATGGGTACTCTACCCACAACGCTAACTCACGAATTCAGCCGCGTACCACAGGCAGAAATTCAACGGAGTACCTTCAACCGTGTTCACGGTTTAAAAACCACATTTAATGCTGGTTTTTTAATACCTATCTATGTCGACGAAGTTCTTCCAGGCGACACATTTCAGATGAACGCAACCGGATTTGGCAGACTTGCCACGCCTCTCTACCCAGTAATGGATAATATGTATGTAGAAACATTCTTTTTCTACGTTCCAAATAGAATTATTTGGGATAACTGGGAAAAGTTTAACGGCGCACAAGATGATCCCGGCGATAGTACAGACTTCTTAATACCTCAAATTCAAGGCGCAACAGTAGCAGAAGGCTCTCTTTACGATTATATGGGCCTTCCAACACAAATAGCAGGTATAGATTTCAACAATTTACATGGACGCGCTTATAACCTTATTTGGAATGAATGGTTTCGTGACGAAAACCTACAAGATTCCCTCGGAGTTCCAAAAGACGACGGCCCAGACACCTATACAGGTTATACAATACAAAAACGTGGCAAACGCCACGATTACTTCACTTCAGCACTACCCTGGCCCCAAAAAGGCGATGCAGTGTCATTGCCACTAGGTACGTCAGCAGACGTTCATACAGCAGCAGCAGCTGGTACAGATATAGGAATTTATTCAGTAGGAAGCTCAGACTTTAGACAACTAACCGGTAGCCCGCTAGAAGTCGCACTAAGTGGTGGCTCACCACCAGAAACTAACAAAATGTTTGCCGACCTAAGTAACGCAACGGCAGCAACAATCAATCAATTACGCGAAGCGTTTCAAATTCAAAGACTTTACGAAAAAGACAGTAGGGGCGGTACACGATATACCGAAATTCTTCAATCTCATTTCGGAGTAACCTCACCAGACGCAAGACTACAACGCCCAGAATATTTGGGCGGACAAAAAACACAAGTAATGATGCAAACAGTACCGCAAACAAGTAGCACTGATTCGACATCACCGCAGGGTAACCTAGCAGCTTTAGGTACTACAACCTCACGCGGTGGTTTCTCAAAATCATTTGTAGAACATGGCGTATTAATTGGTATGGCCTGCGTTTTCGCAGATCTCACGTATCAACAAGGTATGAACAGGATGTGGTCACGGCGTGACCGTTGGGATTTCTACTGGCCTGCGCTCGCTCATTTAGGTGAACAGGCAGTACTTAACCAAGAAATTTACACTCAAGGTACATCTGCGGATACAGAAACCTTCGGATACCAAGAAAGGTTTGCAGAATACAGATATAAACCAAGCCAGATTACCGGAAAAATGCGATCAAACGCTACGGGAACATTAGATGCGTGGCATCTCGCGCAGGATTTCACTGCGCTGCCGGCTCTTAATGCTTCATTTATCGAAGAAAACCCACCAATAGATCGAGTAATAGCAGTACCCTCAGAACCAGAATTCATATGGGATTGGTACTTCGACCTCAAAACAACCCGACCTATGCCTGTTTACAGTGTACCAGGCTTAATAGATCACTTTTAGGTGAAATATGAATGGATTCA